GTTTGCATAATATCACATTTTGGTAAATTTGAAAGACATACATACCGAACATAAACAAAACATATACAACTTTATCCCAACTGAGCGATTGAAAGCTGCTAATAGCTTTTCCAATGAAATGATTTTTAGCAACATTTTGTAATGTTTTAACGTATACATCAATGGTAATAGGCACTCCTTGGATTTTTAATAGAATAAATGGAAATATAAGAAATAAAATAGGTAGAGCGAAACTAACAATAGGTGATAATACATGTGCAACGGATAGAGCTTGTAAGAATGTGGGTGAATCATTTAAATGTTTTAACATCTCCCATTCAATGAAATTGTATTTTTCTAAAAAGTATTCGTCCATCTTGATAGATTTCCAAATATTTTTAACGGTATCACAATCAAAGTCATATTTGTATTGGTCAATCTGTTGTTGATAATCTTGGATATTCGTTAATATATGTTTTGTATCATTTAAGTAGAGAACATCATTCGTAATATGTTGTTGCCATAAAGGAATCATATTTTTCGCGAATGTATGAGTAGGATTGAACAAATAATCATACATTGTCTGTGTAGATTCATAGTTAGACGGTATTTTTAATTCTAAATCATAAGATATTGTATCACTTAAGGAGAATAAGTTATCTTTGTCTAAATATTGAATAGGTAATTTAAATGTAGTATCAATATCAAATAATAAAACCTCAGGTTCAGGTTCAGGTGTATTATTTGAATCAGTATTATTGGTAAAAACTTGTATAAATGAAAACATTTTATTACTATAATATGTATACTAATAAAAAGAAAATTTGTTTAACGCATGCAGTTAAATCATTCAAAAGAGTTATTTGTAGTAAATTCATTTATTGTAATATTGTAATGTGATTCAATTCGTTTCATAATATGCAAATCGTCTTGAGTTATAAAATTAATAGCCAATCCTTTTCTTCCCCAACGCCCGCCACGACCAATACGATGTAAATAGGTATGAACACATTTTGGTATGTCAAAATTAATAACGGTACCGACTTGCTGTATATCAATGCCTCTCGCAGTAATATTAGATGAGATTAATACACGGAATTTACCAGCACGAAACTCATCAAGTGCCTTATTTCGCTCTCCTTTTTCCATATTACTATGAATACAACAAACAGGAAATCCTTCGCGAATCATAGCATCATACAAATCGCTTACCCTTTTTACATTATTAGTGTAAATAATAGATTGTGAAACTGTTAGTTTTTCAAAAATGTCTTTTAACATAGCAAATTTATCATTATCACTATACATCGCGACATAATATTGGTCAATCCCTTCCAGAGTAAGGTCTTCTCGTTTCATAGTAATATTTACAGGTTCTTTCATAAATTTATCGGTAAGTTGTAATACGTCGCGAGGTAACGTCGCACTAAAAATGGCTACTTGAATATTTTCATTAAAATAATTAAAAATCGTATGTATTTGTTCCTTAAATCCCTGTGATAACATTTCATCTGCTTCGTCAAGTACGAATAATTTAACAGTATGCATTTGTATATGACGTCGTTTTATCATATCAAAAATACGACCAGAACAACCAACAACCACATGTGGTGGTGAACTACGAAGACTATCAATATCACCTTGTACTGATGTACCACCAACGAGTAGTTGTATTTTTAGGTCATCCATGAATTCACCAATTTGTTTGATAACATTATATATTTGTCTGGATAATTCTTGTGTTGGTGCAATAATAACCGCTTGTAAGTTATTAATAGAGGTATCTATTGTTTGTAGAGTACTTATAGAAAATGCACCAGTTTTACCAGTACCTGATTGTGCCTGTGCAATTGTATCGTTACCAGAAATAATTGGCATTATAGCTAACTTCTGTATTTCACTTGGATTTTCAAATCCACATGAATAAATACCTCTAAGCAATTCGGTTTTTAAATTTAGATCGTCCCAATTTTGTATTACTCGTTTATTATCAGCTTGATTAATAATTTCACTCATAATTCTAATATGTATTATTTATAAATGTTTAAGCCTTTATTAGTTATAATATAATAATACTAATTATAATTTTATATAATATATATTATATATCAAGTCATATAGACATATCTATTCTATTATAGTAGTATTAGTATGATGTATGATATTGGTGTATTTAAATCAACGATTCCATTAGACTCATGTTATAAATTACCTGAAAATATTATATCAAATATTGATTTATTACATAATTTACTTGGTGTGAATAACATTATTGATAATGTATCTCGTAAACAGCATCGGGATAATACAGATAATTGGAAGACAAAGGAAGTATTTAAAGTGACTACGGTGTCAAAATTAGAGGGAATTGACCAAACCATTGGTGATATAAAAAAACATATGAATAAATTAACCTTAAAAAATTACGACGATAATTTAATTAAGATAACCGAATTAATTGATACATTACTTGAAACATATTGCGATTATATACAACAAGCCGTAGATATATTAGTATCAGTATCATGTAATAATAAATACTATTCAAATTTATATGCAAAAATATATATGAATATGGTCGATAAGCATGAGTGTTTTATTGTAGGAAAAACAAATATTATAAATGATTATTTAAAGGAATTAAATAATATATATACCGTAGACCCTAATGTAGATTATGATAAATTTTGTGAATCAAATAAAATCAATGAAAAACGTAGATCACGATTATTATTTATTACTCATTTATATAAAGAAGATGGGTATGACAATAATGATATATTAAGAATTATAAATGATATTAACCAACAGATAACTGATAAAAGAACAGATAAAATACATACTGAATTAATTAATGAATTGGCAGAAGATGTTAATATATTTGTTACAAATATGGTTGAACAAATAAAAACTGATAACGATTTTACATTTATATTAGATAATATTCGTACATATTCAAGTTGTAATATAAAGGAATATATTGGTATATCAAACCGTGTAAAGTTTAAATATATGGATATGGTGGATTTATTTAAGTAACTAATTTAGATTATGCTATTATAATAAATAATTATAATTATAAATATTATTTTTATTGTAACAGAGATAAAAATAATACTATTATGTATACAATATGTTGAAGTCTAAGTTTGAACCTGAATTGGTTGAGTATAAAACACATTATGGAATAGACAATGATGATATTGATTATGATACAAGTGTATATAATTATGATATGAATGGTACTATATTAGAAATAGCATTAGGTAAAATCAAATATACATTTTCGGGTAAGGGTATATTATTTTGTTCTATTTATTTGGTTATAAATGATACACCCAATTCGCGTATTGGTATATTTGAAATACGTGAAAGTGAAATACTTAATAGTATGGTTGATGATGAATTAGAATTAGAAAAAGGAAATATTATATTGTTTGCATCAAACCGTTATATTAACCGTATGTTAGAAAAACAAATACCCGAAGAAAAAATAATCCAAGACGCGAAGGTAGAAAAAGCTATGGATGATATACAACCTGAAGTAGAAAAGACTGATGTAATGAAGTTAGTTATTGAGGATAAACAACTTTCAACAGTTGCATCAAATATAAAAGATGAAGGTATAGAAAATCCATTTACCGATGTTGATAAATATGATGCACCAGATATGTTACCAGATGAGAATGATTTAGATATGGATGAAATAATCGCGGATTATAAAGAATCATCAAAAAATAGCTGGATAGAAACATTTACACGTAATAATCATTATACCGTTCATGCAAATGAGGGTTCAGGAGATTGTTTATTTGCAGTAATACGAGATGCTTATAGACAAATCGGCAAACAAACAACTGTAAAAAAATTACGTGGGTTAGTTGCAAAAGAAATAACTCAAGAAATGTATATTGAATACAAAGAATTATATACGGGGTTTTTTACAGAATATCAATCAATTAATGCAGAAATGATTGCATTACGTAAAATGAATAATGAGTTGAAACGCCGAATCAAAAATATAACTGACAAACCAGAAAGAGATGTTATTTTAAAAGAAGCAACTGAATTAACAACACGATATAATAAATTAAAAGTTGACCGTGTTAATACGAAAGATTTATTACAAGAATTTTTGTATATGCAAGATATAAATTCGGTGGAAGAACTTGGTGAATTTATAATGACATCTAAATTTTGGGCAGATAATTGGGCAATATCAAAATTAGAAAAAATATTAAATATGAAATTAATCATTTTGGATGAGAGTGCCTATAATACAGGTGATGTTGATGCAATTATGAATTGTGGACCTATTCATAATAATGTTGATGAAAAGGTATTTTCACCTGATTATTATATTATGACGAGTTATAATGGTAATCATTATGAATTAATTTCTTATAAAGATAAAAATATATTGAAATTTCGTGAAATACCATTTAATATAAAAACAATGGTAATAAATAAATGCTTGGAATGTAATTCTGGTTTATACTATTTAATTGATGATTTTCGTAATTATAAAACAAAATTAGGATTATCACCTGAACAAGGAGCAAAAAAAATAGATGAAAATGATATTGTGGATAAGGATATATATGATAGTAATATAGTATTCATGTTTCATTCTCAGTCAAGTGGTGCACCAAAAGCAGGATTTGGTACGGGAGAAGTAATCCCACCAGATAATGTTGTTGAATATAGTAGTTTAAATGAAAAAACAAAAACATCTGTTGTATATGATTGGCGAAAGAAATTGGATGACTCATGGGGGTCACCATTTACTGTTGACGGATTACGTTGGAATACAGTTACTCATTATGTTTTAGCAAGTCAATATAGGAAAGGATTTCCTGATTTTTATAAGGAATTTTCATTAGATAGTGAAAGTGAGTTATCTACGAGTTTGGAATTAGCAAAGGCGGCTATAAGTAAAAGTGGAAAGTTGGAAAATAAACAAATACGACCAGAAAATGTTACTGTTGATGCTGATTATTATACAATTGGTGTAGAATCACGAAAAGACCAAGAGAGATATACTGCATTAGAAGCGAAATTTACTCAAAATTTAGATTTACAACGTGTTTTAATGGAAACTAAACGGGCAAAATTAGTAAGATTTATTCGTAGAAATGACCCGGAACCAGACACACAATTGATGCAATTAAGGCAAAAAATAGCACTATAATTGTAATAATGTTCTCATTTTACAAAATATTAATGTATTTTGTAAAAAATTGATTTATATGTTACATTGTATTTGATTGTATCTTTTAACAAGCTTCTTTAAGAACTATGATTAATACTGCTACTGACCCAATGACTATTGAGGAACTTACTGGAAATCCATGTGATTGCTCAATGAATGCTGAACCGACGATGGTTTCTCAGGAAGAGCAACAACCGCGTGTGTATTCTCCTGCTCCTGCTGCAGAAGAATTGCTGTTTGACCGCCCAACTGAATTTACTCGTATGGAGTTAGAGATTGATGCATGGACCAGTATTTATATTCCAGTTTTATCTGATAAACTGGTACTTAAGAATCATAATGATATGATTCATAAATTTCAACCAAAATTTTTGAGAGATTTTCTTGAAAAGGTTCTTCGTATTGGAAAGGTTCGTAGAATTGATTACGTTGACCGAGATATTCCAAACTCATCTACACCAGTGAAGGGTGCATTTGTCCATTTTGAGTATTGGTATGACACTCCAACTGCTCGTAATTTGCGTGATAAGTTGAATACATATGGGCAGTTTAGACAGAAGGGATATATGTATAAGGGAAAGAGGTGTAATTTCTACCAACATAGTGGGGATATTACTGACCCAGCCCGTCCTGGCTATTTTGATATTCGTATCAACCATAAGCCAATTGAGGAAACAGAATGTGATTGGAATATTCATCAACTGTATGCTGAAAACCAGCGTCTTGAAAAAGAGATGTCTGCTCTTCAAGATGATAACCAGAGAATTATTGAGGATATCACGCATTACATGATGATTAACCGCAATATGCAAACGGAATTAGATTATTATCGTTCTATGTATTCTATTGATACACCACAACCAAACGTAGTTGTTCCTAATCCTCCACAACCGGAATTTATATATGAGAAACCTGCATTGGTGAGGGAACAAACAGCAGCTCATTGTGTATAAAAAAACATATCCATACATAATAAAAAAAATAGTAAAATATAAATAAAATAATAAAAATAAAAAAGAGACTATGGGGAGTCTTTTTTTATTTCATCTCATAAACAGACATTCTAAGTGTGCTGTGCAAAGAGTCTGGAACATTTTCTATTAATTTGTTCATATTTTCAACAAACGTAGAATCATTATGTAATTTTTGTACAAGATTGCAATATTTTTTCATATTATTGTTTAACTTTGATTGTGCCTTGTTAAAGTTAATAGTAAAGCCATTAATATTGATACATTCTCTTATATACAAATCTATATTATACATAAAAATACTTTTAATAATATAATACGACAATACATGAGTTTTATCTTTGTAGTTTGGATTTGGTAATTTATCATGGGTATTACTTAACAAGTCGTCATATTTCATATGAAAGTGAGAAAGAATCTTTGAACTTTGAAATATAGAGAACATCTTTTCATTATGTATCATGTTTGATAATTTTTTCATACATTGGTCAAGCCATTTTTCTTGGTTATCATTCCATTTTGTGGAAAAAAAGATAATAAACATATTATTACAAATTTCTGCCCACATTTCACAATATGTTTCAAATATACGTACATCCGCTACAACATTGAATATGGATAATATTTGTTTATTTGTACTATTATGATTGAACTCAGAAAAATCAAGTCCAAAACTATGAAATGTTTCATGTATAAACACCTTAAACCATTCTTCGTCACGAAATATATGAATGACATTATTTTGTTTACATGCGAATGTGTATGCAGTATTAACATGTACACGGTCCAAATTATCACTATCTATTTGTGGCAATTGTTTTTTTTCAGGTGTTAATGACAAAAATATATTCAATGTTTGAGAACATTTATCTTCTGCAAAAAAATCTGCAATAATTAACCACATATATATACGACGAATTATACTGTTTAATTTTAGTTTATTATAATTAATAGGAGTACCAATATGTATAGAAATATTACGGTCATTCATTTTAAAACTACAATTATAATAATGATGAATACTATCTTGTACAGATTTTTGTATTTCATCTGGATAATAGGAAGTATCAAAATCAATATTACTTATATTATTAATTGTAATAGTATTACGAATTTGCTTCCATTTTTCATATGCATAGGCAATGCGATTGAATAATAATGATAACATTTTGGTTGAACCTGGTGAAAAATCCGTAGTTTTTACGTTATATATAGGTTCTAATCTATTTGTAATATATGTCATGATTGTATCCGTTGTATCTGTTAGCATAATTAAATTATGATTAGAAATTATTTATATAAAATTGATTCATACTAAATAATACATGGGTCATCATAACCAGCTAAAAATATAACCAAAATGGGAATTAAATATTTAAACCGATTTTTAAAAGAAAATTGTAGTAAAAATGCTATACGTAAAATTGAAGTACAACAAATTCATGGAAAAATAGTTGTAATTGATGCCAGTATTTATATGTATAAATATATGGCAGATGATGCATTAATTGAAAATATGTATCAATTAATATCTATTCTATTATTGAATAATATTATACCATTCTTTGTATTTGATGGCAAACCTCCACCTGAGAAATATGACTTATTAACACAGCGTAAGGAGATAAAACAAAATGCTGAAAATCAATACAGTGAGTTATTAATTAAATATGAAAATACACAGGATAAAAATGAGAAAAAAAAAATGATGCAAACACTAAATGAATTAAAGCAAAAATTTATTCGTGTAAGAAATACAGACAAGGTACATGTAAAAGAATTATTAACTGCGTTTGGTATTATGTATTATGATTCAATTAATGAGGCGGATGAGGTTTGTGCATATATGGTAAAGTCAGGAAAAGCATGGGCATGTTTAAGTGATGATATGGATATGTTTGTATATGGGTGTACAAGAGTTTTGCGAAATATTAGTTTAATACACAAAACAGTCATTTTATATGAAACACCTATTATTTTGAAAGAATTATGTATGACTGAAGCACATTTTAAACAAATCATGGTATTATCTGGAACTGATTATAATACAGATACACTGACATCATTAGATACTACTATTTCTTGGTATAGTAAATATAAGTTGGCTTTAACTGATACTACGGTTAAGGATAAACTTCCGTTTTATGAGTGGGTATTGGTAAACAGCGATTATATAACTGATATAGATAACTTACATTGTATATGCCAAATGTTTAATATATGTTGTATGACCCAAGACCCATTATTAGAAAATCTTAAAATTGTATTGAATACTCGTAACGATAAACTATTACAGGATATTATGAAAAAAGAAGGCTTTGTATTTACCTAAGCAGTGATGACATATAACAGCCTTTGAAGTCATGGGTACCAGTATGTGTTAAATTTATACTTATATCTATCCATATTTCCCCATTTATTAATGTCCAACGATTACAAAACATCCAATCTTCTGATAGATAATGGTCATCAACCACTCCACAATCAAATAGTGCATATGCATATTTATTTTCATCGGTTGTTAGAAAATTAATATCATCTGTATATTTGGTAGAATGATATGATGTTGTCATTTTTTCTATTACATTACGCTGTATCATCATAAATCCTGTAGCAACATGTTTTACCTGAGTTAAATTATTTTTTATTTTGACTTCTTTTGAAACATAATTCACATTGTATGTCAATAAGTTCATTTCTATAGCATCTGTATCATTTATTTCATACAAGTGTGAATTATTTTTTATATCAATCATATCTTGTACTTGATTCGCCTGTTCTTTGGTAGGTACCAGTTTCTCCAAATTATATTTTTTAAATGGATATATACCACCTATTATTGGTTTATCTGCTATTAACAACTTCAATATATCGGTTGGAACCCATGTTATATCATTATCAATAAAAAAAACATGTGTCATATCAGGATCACTCATTGCTTTTGCAATTAAATTATTTCGGGCACGGGTAACTAAACTATCACTTTTACAAAATAAAACCTCCAATCTAATTCCTAATTCTCTACATAATTCCTTTGTTTTCATTAAACATTCTATATAATTTACAAAACAAACACTACCAAAACAAGGTGTTAAAATGTAAATAACTGGATTTATTTTCTTAGTATATTCTTCTAATACTTCGTATATATTTATGGTTTCAAAATCACTATCCATTATATAAGTATTTGAAAATAGAACTTTAAATAGTTTAGTTTTGATAGACATTATATGTAAATAATGATTATTGTTTAAAATGTAAAAAATTGATTTTTGTTGGTTGTGTATTAACCTGTATATTTTATTATATCTGTTATATAATGTCTCGTCAAGCTGAAGTTAAACGATTGATTTCAATCAATAAAGAATTAGATAAACCATCTGTTCCACTTAATACACGCATTAAGTTGTTGAATCAACTTGCTAATAAGTTACAAAAGGTTGGACGATTTAAACAGGCATCAGAAACATATAAACAAATTGTTATGCTTCAATGTCAATTGTTTGGTGAGGGACACCCTCGCACAATATGTTCTAAAACAAAAGAAGTTATGACATATAATCATCAAGTTGATATTGATAATAAATCACGTGTTTATCACGAGGCAAAGAAAATAGAGAAGGCTGAAAGGATTAGAAAGGCGAATGATGAAGCTTTAAAGAAAAGGGAAAAGGCTGCAAAGAAAGCTTCTGCAAATTTGGAATAAAAATGATAAAAATAAATAAAAATGATAAAAATAAATAAAAATGATAAAAATAAAAAACAACTGTATATAGTTTTTTTTTATTACAGATTGAAATAAATATTATTGTAAGTAATATTTATTTTTTATAGCGCAGTAATAATATAAGATATTCATTTTTTATTATATTTTACTATGTGATTAAGGTGTTTATTTATTTGGTTTAACCGTATTTTTACTTTTTATAGACTTTCTATCATTTTATAATTTTTATAGGAATATATTACTTTATTTATGCAGATACCGCAGTGGGTGCCTTTTGGAAGTGGTGCTTCATGTAACGCTGGAGGTTAAAGTAAGTGAGCTCATCGCCCTTGGCAACATTAAGCAACTTGGTTAGCTTAGCATCGGGATGGATAATACGACCATTGTCCTTATCTTGAAGGTTATGAGAACGGATGTAAGTGTTAATCTCCTTACTTACCTCAGTACGAGCCATCTCAGTTCCAATGGACTTACCAAGGAAGTGAGCCAATTCAGCACTGATTGGAGTAGGCTTGACGAAACCAGATGGCTTTCTGTCACCGGTGTTACGGCGCTTCTTGTTGGAAGCCTTAGCGGCAATCTTCATCTCGCGGGACATTGCCTTCTCAAGGGTCTTGTAATCGCTCTTAACCGTGACGAATAGACCAGCAAGCTGTTGCAACTTAGAACTGAACTCAGCCATCTTTACAATGATGGAAGGAGTCTCAACAGCAGGAGCAGTAGGCTCTGGTGCGGGGGTTAGCTTAACCTCATTGACGGGGGCAGCAGGCGGGGCAGCGACAGCTGCCTTCTTGGAAGTCTTTGCCTTGGGGGCAGGGGTGGAATCAGTAGTAGTCTTAGATGCTCTAACCATTCTGGGTTTATATACTACATAAACACCATTGTTTTAAGTATGTTTACATGAATATATATAAATTGTATTAATATATTTTTTATTACACACTGAACACAGTATAAAACCGCGTACAATATAAAATTTATATATATTTAGTATAAAATTTAGAAAGGTGATAGCGCGAATTTAATAAATAATTGATTCATATAACCACGGCATTACAGTACGAGCAGGTTGTGAAATAACAGTTAATGCAGTCAGGGCTATTAATGTACCTATTTTACGTATTTCAACATTTATACCACTATATACTAAATTTTCAAATACAATCAAACATGCGGTTTTTAATGTAGCTGTGGATAAATCCAAGTGCCTTACCGTATGTGGAAATATACCATCAAAAGGACCATGTATTGGACATATATCATTCTTTACCTCATATGAGATTTGTCCGCGATAATTCCATATATCATAAAAACAACGATATAATTGGGCATATTGCATATGTGTTAAATTAGTAAACCACGTTTGGTCAGTATAGTTACCTAATTGGTCTATTTCTATAAATAATGCATTAATACGGTCAGGTATTGGTCGTTGACGCGTATTTTCTATTTCTTGATATTGTTCATGATATATATTTGGAATGGTTTCTACATTTGCAATTGGACGATAATTCAAATAAGAACTAACTTCTCTATTATTAAATTCATTTGCTATTCTATTTATTAAATTTCTATAACGGCTATGGACAAATCTATGATTATTTTGTATATAATTTACGTATGGTTCATTAGTCTCACGCATTTTTCGGTATACTAACAATGATAAATTATATAGATTAATTATTTCATTTTTATGTCTTTTTGTAATGGGGGTTCGTGTATATGGATTAAATATTTTATGGGTTTTACGTATCATTTCTATTAATGATGTTATGTCAAATCCATATACAAAATTGTCTATATCTGTGTAACAATAAAAATATTCCTTACTAATTTCATTTAATGGTTCCATTGTTGAAAAATCTGTCGTATTTGTACACATATTACGCTTTTCATTGAATTCGCGATTTTTGTTTATTATTTTATTCACAAATTGTCTACGAGTATATTTCTGTACAATAATCGCACTCTTTATTCGTTCAAATAATGTTGTAATTCGTTCAATTAATACCCCCTTTGTTCCAGAAATATGCAATTTATGAAATTTACATACTTGCTTTAAAATAGGAATTGTATAAGATTTCATTATAATGTTACTATTTACATAATCTGTGTACGTAAACGGTTCTAATTTCTTTCGCATGGGGTTTTGTTTCTTTTTTGTTTTTTTCGGTATAATATCTACTGGATTTTCATCTAATGCAATTGTATTTAATATTATATCTGCTGTTGACATTTATATATTTTCTTGTGTTATACTATCTATATACATTATTTATTAGTATTTTTACTATATTTATATATACATATTTTATATCAAAATACACCATACACGCAGCAAACATATTTTCTTCTAATACTTATTGATTATATAATGTAAAAAATTGATTTAAAGCTACGTGTCTAATCTATTGTATACTTGTATACACTCGTTATATATTTACAATGTCTAAGCCTTCAGCACCTATCGTTTTGAGCAACAGTGATTGGAATACATCCTCAATCCGCTATATGCAACCCAAGATTAATGACCGAGGGGGAAAGTCAATTAATATTATTAGCACCCAGTCTAATCGTTCACTTCATATTTCCACTCCTCTCATGATGACATGGGGCATTAGTGATTTTGTTGATGAAAAGACGGGAGAGTCTGATGGTAAGTTTAGTATGTCTTTGGTATTTCCTAATGGTGATTACACTACAGCTGCTACTGATACCTTTCTTGCAAAGTTGAAGGCGTTTGAGAATCAAATCCTTGATGATGCAGTTAAGTACAGTGATGCCTGGTTTGGTGAGGACTTGTCAAGAGAAGTTGTTAAGCACAATTTCTTCCCATTCCTAAAGTATTCTAAGGATAAGCTTACTAAGAAGATTGACCCGTCTAAGTCACCTTCTATTCGTGCACGTGTACCAAACTACAATAGCAAGTGGGGCGTTGAGGTATATGATACCCAGAATAATTTGCTATTTCCTTGTGATAATGAGAATATGACACCAATGGATTTTGTACCTAAGCAAAGCCAAGTTGCAGCAGTTCTACAATGTGGTGGACTATGGTTTGGCGGTAAGGGCTGGGGAGTTACATGGAAGGTAAACCAATGTGTAGTTAAGCCTCGTGAGGTAGTTAGTGTGTTTGGTAAATGCCATATTCAACTATCTGCCGATGAAATTAAGCAAATGGACACACCTGTTCAAGCAAATGCAGAGGATGATGAGGAAGGTACTCCTCTACCAGCCACAACTCCAACAGTTGTTGATACTAACGTTGAAGATAGTGATGAGGAGGAGGAAGAGGAAGTAGCACCAGCTCCTAAGAAGAAGGTTGTCAAGAAGGCAGCACCAGTTGAAGAGGTGACAGCACCAGCTCCTAAGAAGAAGGTTGTCAAGAAGAAGGCAGCATAAGCATAAAATTTATATAATACTAATAAAAATAGCACAAAATAATGAACATAACAAAAGCACAAATATAATCACAAATAAACAAAATTTAATGAATAATAGAAAAAAGCAAAACAATTACTCAATCACCTAAGCATAACATATATAAAACTTCAACGTTTTTTATTGGAATATATAAATAATATGATATCAAAATAATATCATATTAATATCTAAAATAAACTACATTATTTTTTCGTTGGACATATTCCATCTTTGATGAAATATAAATATCCGTATTTTTCCCATTTCTCCAACACACTCTGTATTTCACCATACAATACATTAAAATCCTTGTTCAAATATGGTTCAGGCTTATCATATGTATAATCTTTCCATAATGCAGGATTATCCTTTTTTTTTGTTTTTTTTATTGTTCGTTTCATTATTTCTACCATTCCACGGAGCTCATCTTTAAAATAATCTCGCTTTATTATATTTTTATACATCTTTATCATTTCCATTTGTCGTTTTTTCATATTTTGGTCAATAGGTTTATTCAAATACTTTAATAGCGTATAACTTTGACATAATGAGTCATTTTTGTTGATATTTGTATTTTGATATCCTTCGTCTACACTGCACCATTTTATGATTTCTCCATTTTTCCCTTTTTTTTCTAATACATGATGGTATGAACCTAAAAATACTCCTTCACCTTGTCTTGCTACGAAATTCCAATCACGTGGTGTATACATTTCTTTAATGATTTGACGTACTGTTAGATCTCCAAATATTTGATTTATATAGGTGTAATACTCCTTAGAGAAATTTTCTAAATTTATTTTAGTACAATTATTCATAGATATATAATATTACTTACATTAAATATCTATAATATTTATTTACACAGATCAGGATACTTCAACAGTGTTTCTATATATTCATAAGGAATCAATAGTTCGCTTAGCAAATCCTTGTTTGTCTCTTCAATCCAATATTTTTCATCTGTATATGTTTTCCCATGGAACTTATTGTATTCTCTGTACTGTTCTATTCCACAATATATAGTGTAATCATTCTGTTTTAATAAAATATCTAATATATTTCTTATATATGTTTTTCCACTAAACTCAGGACCACATATTACAATACTAACTCCTTTTTCTATTGCCTTCTCTACTTTATATCTAACTAATTTACACTGTTCATTGTATTCTTCCATTTTATATAAATACAAATCTATATTTAAGTGTTATTAGTAAAATATATTATAGACAACTATGTTATGATTGCTATGGCTGATACGATAAACGATAAACCTAAATTTAAAGGGAAATTTAAAAGTAAATCCTTTTGTAAATGGTTAAAAATAAACCGAAAAAAATATGTTATAGCAGGTAATGATAATAGTGATAGTGATAATAGTAATGATTATGATAAAGGAGACCTTATTAATGGTACTAAACCTGTAGTACAAAAATATCCCCGACCTGGTATATTCAAAATTTTTAAAATATGATTTATATTTGTATAATGTTATTATATATGATTAACGATAAATATATTCTATTTTTACGCCAAACATTTTTGATTCCTTCTACTAATTGTTTTTCTTGCATTAAATCTACTACTAATATTGTACATGAATTAGAAAATAGTGGTATTACTGTTATTGATATTACTGATTTAAACAAATTTGAAAATTCTCAAGCACACACTGCTTTAAGTTTTGATAATGAGCATATGCCCAAAATAAATGTATTATATATTAAATTAATTGAAGGAGAATATTATTCTGCTGAGTTATATTCTAAAACAAAATTAGAAAAAGAAAGACAAATGCTATTCCTATTAGCCGGTAAATTAGGGGTACATACGATTAATTATAAAACAGAAATTGTTGAAACTACTATTTCAAATAATAATGCATCTATTAATGTGAAGAATGTTGGTTTAAATGCATCCTATAATAAAACCATATCTAAACAACAAGGTATCGAGGGTAATGAAGTATATTCTAATAGGGGTGCACCCGTGTATTGTCTTTCTATGAAAATTGACCAATTAGAAAAAACGATTAAAAAAAAATTTGATTACCTCCATTCATCTAATTTTTCATGGGAATTTTATAAAAATAGTCCTAATTTACAAGTATTTGTATATAAAAGATATGTGTTTAAAATGATTGAATTAGAATATATTTCTAAAACGGATGATATTATAGATAAGAGTTTTGAAATACAAACTATATTATTAAATTTTGGCATTGGCATTAAATTAGACAGTTTTACTTCTGTTACTGATAATATTATTTACAAAATTAAGTTCTTTGATGATGAAAAATTACATGATAAGTTAACTGAATTAGCTCGTTTAACCCAAGACGACTTTGTTACTATTAGAAAGTTTTATGATAGTGAAAAAAGTAAAGATGAAAAAAATGTAGATATTGTTGTATATCATATCGCTACCTTTGTACGAAAATTTGCAAAAGACTTATTGCTGCCAAATGGTAATAATTATGCAGATAGACTTGAAAAATGGATAAATAATAATCAATGTGGTGTTTTTGAAGGAATTTGTCATAATTTTATTAGTTCTTCTCAAATTTCATCATGGCTTAAACGTACGTTAAAAGAAGAAGGGGACCCTATTGATAATGATCAGGATGATGAGTTCATTAAATATAGTATACCATATTTTAAAAAGATATTCGGTAATGATATTATTAGCGAATGTAAAGTAATTCGTTAAAAATTAACTATCTTTTGGAAAATAAGCTGTTACAGATGAAGGATAAAAATGTTTATTAAAAGACAAACTATCATACAATTGTGTTGCCATGTCATTATTTTTAACTATATATACAGGTGCTACTGGACTTTGCATATAAAATATCCATTCTAATAAATACCGTTTATATGAATTATTACAAATAATTATACTTTTTGATAAGTAGACATTATTTTGTAACTTTTTCCTTTTTTTTAATTTATTTATAAATACAGTCATTTTCCAAGCATACTTCATTAACGACATACCTAATCCTTGTGTATCAAATATAAATGTGTATGGTCTTTCTCGCATATCATAAGAAACCCATTTATTCGTAAATTGTTTCCACGATTCATTTGTTATATTATGATCAAATGTTATGAATATTTTTGGAAATAATTTATCATCAAAGAAAGCAAACATTAATTATATTATAACATTTTTTAATATAATTACAATTTGAACTTTTTAATATCATTAATTACAGTTTGAACATTTTTGTAAAATAAGCAACAAAGAAAATACCAACAAAACATTTGGAAAATAAGTCTAAAACATTATATCCTACATTTTTTGTTATATCATCCATTTGATAAAATACTCCATAAAATGCCCATAAAATTACAAATGAATAAAACAACATCATATTATCAAAATTATACTTAGTCAAGAAATTTTTGTAAATATATCCGTATAGAGTGAAAAAGAAA